ATAACATGGAGTGTTGTTTAGCACTCTCTTTTCTTGTATTCACTCTTCAATTTTTCTGTTTCTATTTTAACTTAGGAAGACTATCATCATCTACTGTACCAGGCAGTTTAATCACCAATCATTTATTTTCTAGCTTCTCCAAGCATACACCAACTAAAACAAGAAACAGAAAATCAATAATAGGCAGGAATATACCCATAAGAATATAATCTGAAACTGGTGCTTCATTATGAATAGCTATTGCAACATATACTGCATCAATGATGATACAAAAAATTACACCATAAAATAAACCTTTAATTTTCTTCTTCATAAGTTTGAATGTTTGATTGGTGCAAAGATACAATAATTATTCAAGACTTGCTCCTTTTTTGGTGTTTAAAAATGTAGCCTGCACCAATCCACCAAGCAAGTAGCAAGCCTCCTCCCCATACATATTTATCAAGAACTGCTCGGAAATATGCTGAACCACATGCAGCATTTCGTGGCTGAGGCTATTCATATACTCAGCCTTCGAAGTGGTCCATCCGATAACAACTACCGATTTACGAACATCAACGTTAGAGTAGGTGATACCCTTATTCGCTTCACCTTCGAGCACGAGATTACAGGCATCTTCGAGAGGAATGCCGCTGCATCCCAAATCCCGAAGATACCTTCTAATCTTCATGGCATCCTTAGAATGAACATCACACATCACATGTACCGTCCAGTCATACCTTTCCAAGTAAATCTCCTGCTCAGTCATTCAACTAATCAATAATCACTAATAATTAATCACTAAAGAATTTCTTCCCAAGGAATGCCCACACCGTTGAAAGATGTGTCTGCATAGAAGCGGTTGAAGATGAAACCGTCCTGCTGATCCTCATCATCTACGTAGTCTTTGATGAACTGGGCCATCTGCTTTTCTTCTGTGATAGACGAGCCGTAGAAATCAGCCAGACACATGTGTGCGATGTAAACCGCATCGTAGCCCACATTATTATCTAGCACGATATTGTTCTTCTTCAAGATGTCCTCAATATCATCCTTGCTCATCATGCGGATAGGCTTACCATTCTTCCGCATCTGCTTCACTGCCCACTCACACATCTTCTTATTGAAGTGCCAACCGTTGTAGCGAAGGTAAGCCCTCATCTCTTCCGGCTGATAATCGTAGGCGTTCAAAGATTGTCTGTATTTTCTTTCCATAATCTTTCTGATATTAAAAAGGGTTTGGTAACGAAATCTGTTTCACTACCAAACCCCAAGTTAGTTAATACTCGTCGCCGTAGCTTCGATAATCACGTTCTCCACGGTCTCTGTCGTCACGTTGGCGCATGTCGTCGTACTCTTCATGCTCTCGCATACCACTTCTGTCTCCACGACCTCTGTAATCGGGCATACGGTTGCGTTCGCCGTATCGGTCACGTCTGCCTTCACGCTTCATTTCGCCCAGGCAATTCATAGCCTTATCCAAGTAGCGAAAGCCCTTCTCCACGTTCTCATACAAGCCATCAAATTGAACCTCCGTTTTGGTTTTCACCAAAGATGTATGTCTTAGATTCTGACATAATGAAATAGTTTATTCGTTTCGTTCACTATTGAACTTGGTGCAAAGTTACGAAGAAGATGAGGCTCTGCCTAACTATGCTCAAAATAAAATTTTCGACATGCAAGCCTCTGTTCCTCAGCATTTTATGCTGAGTCACCTTCTGCTTATTTATTTAGTAAAAATCTAAATTGTGCAGAAACCACCCCGAACTCGATACAACCTATCAATATTTTCCGTACTTTTGCAGAAAATAACGCTTAACTATAAAAGATTATGAAGAAATTAGTAGTATTGTTTTTCGCTATAGCTCTAACATCTTGTGGTTATAAGAAAAGCATAGGGGATAAAGTATATATTCAATTTGTAGGTTCAAATGGTCCAAGAATAACGGTTGCTCATTCAAGACCAGATTGTCCCGATATTGATTCATATAAGGAAGTATCATTAAAGGATTGTTATGCTATGACCGTTTGTGCTAAATGCGTAAAAGAGGAGGATGCACATAAAATATTAAAGGAGTGAGCCTAGCGCCCACTCCCTTTTTTATATTATTCCAATCTATCCAGTTCATCCACCGCATCCATCATGATTCTGTCAATATTCTGATTAGCGAAGTTGATGCTCTCGGTATCAGAAGACTTATCTATGAGTTTCTTCCATCGATTCATCTGCTTCCCTGCCAGTTCAATCACTCTAACCTTGGCTGCATCCTTGGAGTTCTGGAATCTGTAGTAATCACTATAATTACTGATTCTCTTCTCAATCGGAACGTTCTTCGATTTCAGGCGGTCCACGTTGGCCATGGTCTTTTCCATTTCGTCCTTGTAGTTATACCACTTGCTCTTGGTTCGCTGCAAGCTGCTCTGCTCGCTCGGCGTATAAAGCAACGAACGAAGGAAAGGAATATCCTTGGTTTCCGTATCTTTGCCATGCTTAATAACACCGATAACTCGCTCTGTAAAGGTAGCGGCGCCACCACCTATACCACCGATGTAGTGATTCAGCATACTAGGGTTCGTTACCATATCCAGGAAACTGTTGCCCAGCATATCCTCATTACCCTTGGCTACATCGTTGGTCTGTGCATTCACCCATTTATTCACAGCCATATATCCGTCAGGCACACCCTTGTAGGCTCTCTGCCAAGCAGGGGAATTTTCATTCCTGTCACCACGTCTTTCAATCGGTGCACCCTTCCAGTCGGTATTTAGCTCCCATTCCACAAAAGGAGATAGGGCAGAAGGAGAGATAGCTTTGATCGTCTCGTTCAAAGGCTCCTTGCCAGCAGAAGAGTTACCGAGATAGTCCATTACCGGCACAAGCTGCGACATACAGCCCACAGCATCCAAGGCAGGATTCTTCTGTCCACTCACGTTTGGCGAGAAGGTCAATCCAGCCGCCAAGTCGCCAAGACCAAAGAAGGCTCTCAACTCAATAGCAAGCGGAATAGTAACAAACTGTCCGCCACCTTTATATATGCAGAGATTGTTTCTTCTCACGTAGTCAGGCAACTCGCCGTATGGGTCCTTCGCTCCCTTTCTGTCCTTCTCGTCCTCGCTAGCAATCAGCACGTTGTTGCCAAGTGCAGCTAGCGCACCGAGGGCAAAAGGAATGGCAAGCATATTGATAGAGGTGCCCACAGGATGATTCTTCAAGTTCTTCACCAGCAGATTGGTACTCTGAATACCGGCATTGAAGAACATAGAACAATGTCTCAGATAGCTAGCCGTAAATCCGTAAGCCCATCTTGCAGCCGCCTTGCCGCCAGTCATTTCTCCGTTCTTGAAACTCTTGATGGCATCACCGCTTCCATGGCGGTTGAAGTTGGTAGATACCTCCTTCGCATCATAGACCGAACGGATGATAGAACGGTTACTGTCTCGGCTCGCACAATAGGTAGCGAATCGGGCGATATTTTCAGCCACCTCGTTGATGTTCGCCAGATTTCCGAAGAAGAAGTCACGAAGGACAGCACCGCCCTTGTCAATCTTGCTTCTTTCGCTCTTCACATCTTTCTTATACTCCTTGGTCCAATCCTGCATGTTCTTGATCTGAACCCAACCGGTTTCGCCGCCGTTCTCCATGAACTCCTTGAAATATCTCTGTACCTTGTCAGAAGTATCAAGTGTTCCGTTACGATACTTGGCAAACAAGCCCAAGCCTGTAGTTCCGCTCAAATCCTTGAAGCTGATATTTGAGGCACCCTTATACAAGCCCAACTGCGCATAGTACTTCGCCCAGAGCGCACCATATCTTGCACCCTCCTTAGAAGTAACGTTGCTCGATGCAAACTCCGCATCACGCATGATGTTTCGCATCACGAACTCAGGGTTATATGATGTACACAACTGCGCCATCATTCTTGAAATAGAACTCAATGGTTTCATGATTCCCTTGGCGCCCGAGTTCTCTAGCAATCCATTCAACGCCTGCGCTGCTCTAGGATTTCCGTTGATAATAAAGGTATGGGGCCTTCCGGCAATCTTCACATCTACGATATGCTGCGATTTATTCTCCGCTCTTTGGAACTTATAGCCAATCTTGTCTCTGCGATAAACCTTGTATGCCATACCCTGTGATTCCTTCATCTTCATATCCTTGTTGAAGTCTGAAACAATCTGGTTGATTTCGTCGGCCGTAGCATCCTCAGGAATATCAGGGTAACGCTCATAAACGATGTTCACCACTGGGTCCTTCTCGTACCAGACGCTTGTTTCGGTAATCAGATTGTTGCCCGAATTATTTCGCGCGAATCTTGCGAAAGCCTGACGGATAGCATTCATACCACCGTTCTTGATGGCTCTGTTGCCCATCGCACCAATCTGCGCCAGTACGTTTGTTTCACTCAGATACTTGTGGCCTCTCGCTCTCATGATCGTGCTTCCTATATAGCTCTTCGGGTCTCCCTGCTCAGTAATGTAGCCATAAGTATCTTCTGCCGTAGCCTCATCATACTTTCTCAAAGGCACATACCAGTTGAACATATTCGATACATGGCCATGCAATTCCTTGCTGATGATGCCATTCTTGTAGTCGCTGTCAATAGAATACTGGGTAGCAGCCTTCACCTTATCCCAATAGTCCTTTACAGCTCCCTTCTTGATGCTCTCCATCTTCGCTTCCGAATCCATCACGCTCTGAATAGCCTCGGCATCATTGTAAGGGTCAGAAGATTTCGTCACCTCCTGAATAGCGTGCATACCCGAATAGTCGTGCTCGCCAGCCTCGAAGTCTGCATCAAAGTGATTTCTGATACTCTCGTCCAACTGTCTGTAGTACTCCTTCAGGTCGATGTTGCCAGCCTTCAACTCGTTGTCAAGATACTCCTTATCGCTATAATAACTGTTTTCCAAGAAGTCGGCATCCTGCTTTTTCTGCTCGTCCATCCTCATATTTCTAAGGAAATCACGCACAAAGAACTCTCTGTTTCGCTCCAAACCATGCTTGGTAATCATGTAGAGATTGAAGTTGCGAATCTTCTCATCATCCTTCTTTCCGTCGAAAGCATCCAGCACATCGGCCATGGCCTTGTCAAGAGGCTTCATCACGTTGCGCTCAAACATCTGAGCCGCATCACTCATCGCACCCTGCATGGTGTTCTGCAGCATATAAGGATTCTCCGAAGAGGCAATATCCTCAATCTTCTTGTCTGGCACAATCGCATTCATCAACTTTTTCAACGAAAGCATATTGTCCATATAGCTCTCTGTGAGCATATAGCCGTGCTCGTCAAGTGAACGGTGGTATCTGTCAAGTGCCGTGCCGGCAGATGGGGTAGTGCGGAAGTGAATCTCACCATCTGTAGCCTCATTCCACTCAGCCTTGGTAAGATTATCCATACTTCTAACCTTTCCGTCATTTCCGTAGAACATGCCATCATGCGCCACGACAGCAGGCATACGCTCATGGTCGAGACGGTATTTCACCGCCTCGGCTCTCAGTTTCCAATAAGGATCATTTGGATTCTTCTGCAAGTTCTTGCTCAACCAGAGCAGATACTTCACATCTTTAGTATTAGGAGCAACACGATAACCGATTTCATGAAGGAAATCAGATACCTTATTCTTGATACCATTCCAGAAGCCCGGTTCACCCTTGCCATCCTCGGCGAGTCGGGCGATACCTTCCTCAATAGCATCATAGATATTCAGAGGATTGAACTTTCTCTCCTCATCCACCAGCTTCTTCAAAGCCGCATTCTCAGGCTTATCCAAGTCGTACCATACTTCACGAAGGAACTTATCGAATCGTTCATCACCAAACAACTCTCTCATTCCCTTGTGTCCAACCACCTCATGCCAGATGGTCTTCTCGGCAGTATATCTGTCGTGGATATTAGGCATGTAAAGATGTACCTCGCCAGTCTTCTCGTCATACCAGCCGGTTATCTTTCTGCCATCCTCAATAGCAGCCTTCGCCGCCTTGTTTGTGATTTCATCAACCGATGAAACCATGTTCACCTTTGCACCAGTCTTCTGAGCCACCTTCTCGATATGGCTCTCAACCGATGAAGTAGGATAGTTGCCACCACCATGGTCCGTGCGGAACTTGGTACCGCCGTCTTTTCCCCATTCCTTAAAGGCATCCTTTGTCATTTTCACGTTAACGAACTTAGCCTGAGGGAACTCCTGTTCCAGTTCAGCCATCTGCTGCAAGAACTTCTCCTTGGTTTCAGGAGCCTGTCTTCCCGATTCAACGGTAGTGATAGGAACGCCCAGCTTAGCCAACTCCCTAACCTGATTAGGAGTAACCACATTCCAAGGGATAGCCAAGCCAGTGCCCTTCAACTGCTCTGCGATACTCTCAGCCACCTCTGAATCAGGAACCACTCTCACAGCCTTTCTCCAGCGTGACAACATCACCTGTCTCTGTCTGTCCTTTGGCAGTAAACTATTGACCGAACCCGAATGCCATGGCACAAGACCTACAACATCCTTGGCACCCTCGGCATGATAGCCGCTAGTCTTCTCGCTCTCTGGAATCTCCCATTCCACAACCTTGATGTTGCCTCTAGCGTATGCACCGGTAAACTGGTCGTTCATCATAGAAGTGGAGGTATGCATATAAGGATTGTAGGCAGCAGGCACATCGCCCTCGCCAACACCCTTATTCTTGTCAGTCTTCACAAGTGTAAACTTGCCGTTCTTCACAAGGTCTGGTCGCTCGTCTGCGCCCATCCAAGCACCAATCTCGGTAGCATCGGTACGCTTTCCGTCAATGATAGCAGCCATAGGGGAGTAAAGCTTACCGTCCACCTCCTGCATACCGCTATACATTCTGAAAGTCTTCTCCTTGTTGAGGCGGTCCAGTTCATCCTTGTCGGTAACTCTGTAGGCATAGCCGTTTTCCTCAATGTCATTCATGGCAATATCATCAATATTTTCATTGAAATCATCCATGATGTCATTGAGAGCCTTATCCATCTTGCTTTTATCCGAAATCTCAAAGAGTTTATGCCAAGCGTTCTTTACAGCTTGCCACAAGGAGTTATCGCCTCGGTTGCGCAATTCGTTAACTGCGTTCATGATTCGCTCACCTAAAGAAAGGCCAAGTATCTTTCTCTGCTTTCCACCTGCCATTTCAGCAGCAAATTCATACTCATCCTTACCACCATAGTTACGTCTCTTTCCTTCCTCCCAAACAATTCTACCATCAGCCTTAACCTTATTGTAAATATCAATAACAGTCTTTACAGCTTCAATCTGCTTAGGAGTAAGCATACCTTCTGCCTTTCCGTCCTTTACAAGGTGGATGGCACCCATAGTAGCCTGATGAATTAACTCATGCAGAATGGTATGAGCCGCCTCTTTAGGGTTTGTGTATGTTCTAGAAAGAGTATCAATAAAGAGATTAATGTTTCTTTCTGGTGTAGCTTCACCAACATTGCCTCTCTCGTCACCCTCGTCCATGCCACCAAACTCAACTCCGAGTCGCTTGGCTATATCGCGCGCCTTCTCAAAGAGTCTTCTTGTGCCTTCTTCTTTTGCTTGATTTGTCGCCTCAAAGAGTCTAGATATATCTGCAAAAGAGGCTTTAGCTCCTCTTCGCAATCCATAGCCATCTGCGAGAGCTTTGGCTCGAACTTCTCGATAGTCCATTTCTCTCCTTGCGGCAGTTTTGGCAGCTTCAAGTTCAGCTCTTTTAAGTTGCACAAGATGCGTTCTACCTGCTTTCTCTCGGTTTCCAAAAGTTCGTCCCCAGAATCTAACTTCATCTTCTAGTCCATTTAAAGTGTAAGTAATTTCAGAAGCCTTGTATCTAGAAAATTCTGAGGTATAATAGTCAAGATGTCTGTTAAACTCGGCTTTATCCTCATTCGACAAGTCCTTAGTCAACTCGTCAACTCTATCATCAAACTTCTTTTCAATCTGCGAAGATACATTTTTATCTACATCTTCGGGAATGATTCTACTATTCTTAACATCTTTTGTATCTGTTTTAGAATACTGCAAGCCTCGGTCCTCACGGAAGTGGGTGCCTTCATCCTCAGAAGTCTTGCGCTCCTCCTGTACCTTCACGCCCATCTTAGACAGGCGGTCAAGTACTGGCTTCAACTGCTCTGGCTTGAACTCAGCAAGCATATTGTTGCCTCTGGTCTCGAAGTTGTTGCCATTAACCAGTTTCAGCAAATCTTCATCCATGAAGTACTTGCCGCCCTTCGTCTTGCTCTTTGGTACACGAAGCTCGTAGAAGTTGCCACGATTGTTGTCTATGCGCTTCACCTTCACTTCACCATCCGATGAAGTAACCTCGTCAATACCACCATGCCAAGATGAAAGCTCAAACTTCTCGGTCACGCTGTTGATAGGCGCATCCGTTGTCAAGCCCTTAGGGTCAAATCGGTCTGGCATCAAGATACCAGTCTTCACCTCGCCAGTATCAGTTGTATATTTCACCAGCTGACCGCCCAAGCCCTGATCCTTGCTGTCAACCAAAGCCTGCATCAGGTTACCGGTCACGATATAACCATTCTTGCGGCTCTCATTGCTAGTCAGTCTATCCCAGTTATCAAAGTTTTGGTTCAATACTCTGAGATGGCTGTCTCCCATACCGGCAGCCTGCTTGGTCATGCGGTCGATAGAACCGATAATATCCACCTTGTTTTCACCAGACCCCACCTTGCCGGCAATAGGAAAAGTAATCTTTCTTCTGCCATCCAAGGTAGCGAAGGAAACCGAAGAGGCGTTAGGCGAGTAGTTATCAGTAATCTTGATGTCAATAAGTCTACCATAACTGTTACCGAATCCGCTCAACTCGTTAGGGTTATTCATATCCGTAGGCAGAACGAAAGTCTGGTTTGTATCGAAGGTATCAAGCACACGCTCAAACATTTCAGCCTTGGCTTTCAGGTTCTTCATCACATCGTTCAGCTTATCTTTCTCCTGCTTGTAGATGTTGTCATACTGATAGCCAGCCATCTTCTCAATCTGCTCATCGCTCATGCCCGAATCCTTCTGACCCTTCTTGCCATCCTTGATATACTTCTCCTTAGCCTTGGTTGCAGCCTTCACGGCACGCTCCTCATACTTCTGAGTCTCGTCCGCAATCTTCTGGTCGAAGTACTCCTTCACGGCAGCCTTCTTATCGGTCTTGTATTCATCCCAAGTCTTGCCGCCAGTCAAACCATCCTGCGAAGCCTTCACCTCAGAAGCCTTCATAGGTTTCTTCAAGATGGCCATGTTCACCTTTTCTATATAGGTATTGTCGGCAAAGGCGTTATCGCCGCCCGGCTCTGCACCCTGTTTCCAAACTTCCTTGCGGAGAGTCTTAGCCTTCAAAGGCAGCTCGGTAATCTCAAGGTCATTTTCGCCCATTTCGTTGAGTCGCTGAATCTCGTTGGCATAAAGCTCGCCAATCTCCTGCAACATCTTCTCCTGTTCAGAAACTCTCAGCAGAGCCATACGCCCAAGCAACTTGCTTGCATCGGCACCAGCTTCGCCATCACCAACACCGCCACCGCTAGCAACAAGAGTCTGTGGGTCGATTCTAGACAAATCATCGCCATTACTCTTTTCCCATCCGAATGGATCAGCCATGCGAGCATAAAGGTCAAGATGCTCTGCCATATACTCACGAACTACCTTATCACCATATTTATTGGTAATATCGGCAACTTCCATTTCGTTGAACTTACTCTTCTGAGAAGAAGTTGTGTTGGCATCAAGTGACTTCAACTTAGCCTTAAACATCATCAGCAGTCGCTGCTCGGCAGGGATAAGGGAAACCACATACTCGTATGCACCTCTAGCCACCTGACCGGTTCGGTCGATACGTCCACGCATCTGAACCTCATCGTTTACGTCGAGCTGCTGCTGCGCCACGATCATCACACGCTTCTTCTGGTCCTTATACTTGCTCGAAGCATGCAGAGAGATACCGGTTGCTGCACTCTTATTCAGAATAAGCGCATCAATCTTACCATCGTTAAAGTCGCGTGCGAGTTTCTTCTTGTCTGTATCAGCACGCTTCACCTTGGTAACAGTTCCGTTGTCGTTATAAACAAACTCGGTCTGTCTTCCGGTCAGCTCGCCAACCTTATAGCCAGCCTTCTGCAGTTCGTTCTTGATAACATCAATAGGGGAGAGTGAAAGACCGGTACTTGTCTGCTCAATCTTCTTCTCCAGTTCGTGATAAGCCTCAACTGCCTCATCGCCCAAATCAGAAAGCTTGATGTAGCCGCTTTCGCTATTATCCTTTGCATCCTTCTGGGTATAGCGAAGTGTACCCTCCAGACCCTTCTTCAAAGATGTACCCAAGTCAGGTGCGTCCATTTCCTCGCCAAGAGCAAGATTGCCAGTTTGCGATTCATTGGTATTATTCAACGCAATCACAGGCTTCATACCCTGCTTCAAGTAGTCGATGGCACGTTCTGCAGCAGACTTCGCTTTCAACGAGAGAAGTACTTGCTGAACGGTATTGAATGCCTTGCTGGCAAATGGCTGATTCTTGATACCCAGTGCAGCCGTGCCCTTCTTGATTCCCATAGTAGACTGAATAGCAGCCAGCTCATCATTACGCTCATCCACGTAACTTGAAACGTATTTCTTTTGGAAATTGATAATATCATTAAACAATCCGATGATACTGTCATACTGTTCTCGCTGCTCCTGAACTCGCTCAGGATCATCAATCGCCTTCCAGTCGATGGTCACGCCAGTCATATCTCGCTCACGGCGAATCATCTGACCGCATTGCGTCAAGGTCTGGCTCATAATCTCCTGCAAGGTAGCACCACCACGCTTCACCGCATCAATCAAATCGGATGATTTCATACCGCCCTCGTTCATGGCAGTACGCAAAGCATAGATAGGCATGTTGTCTGGTCTCTTGGCAAAGGTTGCAGAGAAGAAGGTAACGTTCTTTGCCTTCTGAATAATGTGTTGGAAATAGTTTCCCTGTCCGCTATTGCCACCAGCCGTATGGCTTTCGTCAAGGATAAGATAGGCGTTACCCATCAGTTTTTCAATAGCATCACGTCTTTTCTGTCCGCTCAGAGCAGCAGCACCGAAAGATTTACCCTTCGCAAGCTTTCTCTCCTTGCGGTTGCCGTCCTCGTCAAACTCATACACACCATTGCTTACTTGGCTGTAAGTAGTCAATACATAATCATATTCGTCTGGCAGCTTTCCGTTCTTTTCGATGTAATCAAGTACTCGCTTCACCTCGCTCTTCGATGGCAAAGCAAATACAACTTTTCCGTCTGAGTCGGTAATGGCAGCTTCCTTGTCACTACCGAATACAAATGGTCTTAGGTCTGGGCTTCCAATATCCACCAAGTCACGGTAAACATCGCTCAGCAATCCTGCTGTTTTGGTGAAATATACAGGAACCTGACCCTGCTTCTTGGCGTATCTGATAAGCGAAGCAGCCTGTCTTCCCTTACCGGTACCAGTCATATCTCCAATGATAAAGGCGTTGCCCTTCTTTGCCTGCTGCAAGGCAATGGCTACAGAGTCAACCTGCTCTGCAGCAAGATGAGAATACAAATCATCCTTATCATTATAGCCCAGCTCGTCAACAAGGAACTGGTCGGCATCGCCCAACTTTTCAAGGTTCTTGTTTACCGCCTCCTGCTGGTCGGCAGGCATCACGGCTTTCAGAGTGAATGGATTTACACTCTTAGGGGTATAGGTAACTTTCTCGGTGCTTAATCCACGTACGGATTTGTCCACCCGCTGTAATTGTCCCCGTGGTCCGCTTCCGCTCCCGGCGTTGGCAGATTCATCAGCACTTGGCTGAGCGTCATTCCGTCCAGCTCCTCCTGATCCATTTCCTCGCTGCTCATTGGTTCCAGTGGTTGGTTCTTTGCTTGGAGAAGGCTCTGTCCCTGTTCCGTCTGTTCTACTATCTCCATCAGAAAGTCTTCCATCTTCTCTTGGCTCGGTTCCTCGTTGATTTTCCAAGTCATCATGGGTTTCTGATACGGAAGTGGAGTCAAATAGGTCAGACTCTCGCTTACCATCTGGTTCGCTTCCTCCTCGTTTTCCTGCTCGTACTCCCTCTTTAGGAGTACCAGTAGCGCCTTGTTTATCAAGTTCTGGTTGAGCACTTCTTGTTTCTCCTCCGATGGAAGAATCCATCCGTTCACCTCGTAGTATATCATCTTCAATTCGTTTATAAAGTTCGTCATAATCTTTCACGGTTTCAGCTCTGGCCTTATCCTTTACTGGTGGAAAGGCATTCTCGTTCAAGCGTCTTCCGTTTATTAATATAATACGTGTAGGGTAGCTGGTTCCCTGTTTTGCATAGAGACTTCCATCCACATTAATCACGTCCTCCACATTATAGTGGCTATAGAGATAACCAAGGAAAGCCTTATCCTTCGGATTCAGACTTCCGTTCTTGGCGTATTCTGTCTTGCCGCCGATGATAATGGCAGCACGGCCATCGTCCTTCATGCTCTCCAAGGCATTAATAGCCATCTGTCCTTCCAAAGAAGAAATCTTATAGCCGTCATACTCCTTAGGGGTAGCACTACCGAATGGTGGGTTTGTCACCACCACGTCAACGTCCTTGTCTGCAAAAGGCTGAGTTCCGTCCTGACTGGTCACGTTCTTGAAACCCTGTCTTCTCAGGTTCGCCAATCGCTGTGCATCAATATCGTTCACATGCACCTTATCCATTGGCAAGCCGATGGTAAGCATGCCGTTGCCGGCACTTGGCTCCAGAGCACTCTCAATCACCTTACCGTTACCCTTCACATACATATCCGCAAGGAAAGCGTAAGGGGCAGGGGTAGAGTACTGCTGCTTCATCACTCGCTCAGAATCTCTCTGGTTGAGGCTAGGCTGATTCTCATAGAGTGTCTTGATGCGTACAAACTTCACAGCATCGTTGGTTGACTCTGAAGAAGCAATACCTCTTGCACGCTTAACAATGGCTGTTTCAGCAAGCTCCTGAATGTCTGTATCCTTAATATCCTTCAAACCAACTCTCTCAGCTATCTTTCTCAGTTCAACGATACCGTTAAACTTATGTTTGAAGCCCAACTGTAGGTTCACGGTATCAATAAACTTCTTCTCAGCCAGCTTCCTCTCCTCGGCAGTCTTGGAGTCACCCGCCAGATTCTCCTGATGCTTAGGTGAAGTCTTCTCGTAGTAGTCAGCCCAATCCTTCAAACTCATGCGCTGCTCGCCATCGCGATAGCGGATATTCATCATATGCTCATAGATGGCATCCACGTCTTCCTTCTTAAAGAGCTTGGCAGCAGGGGCAAACTCCTTGCGCATTTCCTTCACCACGTCTTCAAGATTGTGCATACCTCTCTTGATTCTCAGATAAGCATTCTCGGCCATGGCGCTCACCAGCTTAGGCAACACCTCCAACTGTCTAGAGTTAAGACCAACAAACGAAGCAGAAATTTCATCCTTGCCGGCATTCTTGAGCATATCCCAAAGGTCATTAACCTTCTTGTTGGAAGCTGCTACTGCTGCATCGTCAGCCTTCTGCTGAGTCTTCTTCTCTGTCTCAGCCTTAGTTTTCTTCTCCTTTCCAAAAGCTTCTGCTGCATTCTTGATTCCCTCCATAGGGTCAGCAGATGACTCCGCTTTAGGAGTCTCTACTTTAGGCTCTGTCTTCTGCCCTCTGGTCTTGGCAAAAATACTTTCATAGATAGCACGATGCAAATCATCTGTCACTTCTCCGTTCAGATAATCAAGAGCCATATCCTTGGACAAATCATCCACGTCTGCCTTCATGATCTCATCCTCAGTCAGAGGATGCTCCTTCTTGAACTCAGCGGCAGCCGCTGCAATTGGGTCAAAAGTAGGGTCTGGGTTCTCTTCCTTAGGAAGGAGTGGGAGAGGACCTTCTTCTTTCTTGCTGTCAATATAATCGGCAACTTCTTTCAGGTCGCCAAACTTCTTGCCATCATACTCGTAGTATGAACCAGTGTATTCGCCCTTATCGTTAGGCTCATCAACCTTGATGACCTCCTTGTCTCCATCAATTAGAATTTTCTGCTTCATGATAGGACCATTCTTTGATGGAGTCTCGGTTTCCTCGTCCGTCACCTCAATGCGACTTTCGAGTTCCTTGTTTTCTAAGTCGTCAGCCTCTTCTACTCTTGGTCGCTCTGCTTCTGCTGGTTCATTTTCTCCTGATGCTTCTTGTTGAGGTTCTTCATTGCCTGAAACATCATTGCCTCCTTCATTTTCTGAATGTCCTGTTCCATAATCTTGCCATTTTTTAAAGTTCAAATACTCATTAATTAACTCTTCCTTGGTAGGAGCTGCCTCAAACATATTGCCCTCGCCAGTATTTCTAGCCTTAGCGATGCGGTTGTATTCGTCAAGTAAATCTCTGAAATCAGAAACCTTGCCCTCCAAGGCTAAAGCCATCATCTGAGAGATAGAAGGGTAGCGCTTAGCTGCATCCTCACCGAACATGGATGGTGTTCTCAGCAGCGTATCAACCTTATTGCCGCCCTGTCTTGCCTCATAGAGCAACTGGATAGCCTGATCTATCTCATCACGAAGAGAGAACTCGCCCAACTTCATATTATCCATTACCGAGCGGATAGCGTTGATAGCCTTGTTCTTCACCGTAGAGTCGATGCCTAGCATTCTGATAGTCTCTGGCTTGAAGATTGAACCCAAAAGAAGGTTCTTCACATACTCCCTGCCTTGTGCAGAAAGTCGCTCAGGAGTATCCATCATCTGCGCCACCTCGTTCTGTCCGATGATGCCTTTATCTACTAACGTCTTTACCAAGTCATTTATTGCCTTGGAATTGTTAAAGAATGCATCAAGAGAACCATTTCCCTCAATCTCAGCAACAATCGCGCCTACCTCGTCAGCTGTCAGGGTCTTAGCCTTGGCAACCGCCTGTTCGGTATTACTCTGAGTCTTCTTCTCGTTTCTGTTAAACTTAGCGAAGGTAGCTGCATCGTATGGCAATCTCTCATCCGTCACCAACACCAGACGTGGATGCTCGATTCCGCTCTGCTCAATCTGTTCTCTTGTGAAGCCGAAGTTCTCGGCATTTTCCAAGAGATCGTTGATGTATTCGCTGTCCGTGCCTTCCTTTGCAGCCTTCTGTCCTGCCATCGTTCTGCCGTTGCCATCATAAACGATGCCCTCGTCAGACACCACTGGCACCTGCTCGATAGCCATACCGTTATACTTTCGGGCAATCTGGTCCGTATTCTGCTGAGCCGCCTTGTCGTGCTCATAGTCACGATCGTTCACGGTTCTGCCCTCAGCATCGGTAGGGAATCCCTCAGATTTCTTATAGTCGTTATTCACATCATGAGAAGGAGTAAGACTTTCTGCCGGAACAATCTCATAGTGTCCCTTAATCTTTGTCTCTCCGTCAGGCAGCATTCTTGTGCGCTTGTTGCCTACAAGTCTAGGTGCATTCACAAACTTCTGTGCAGCCACGCTGCCAGCCTCATGTGCGCCCTCAGTCTGTTCTGTCTTACCCACAGTCTCCGCAACCTTCTTGGCAGTCATGGTCTTCTTGATATTCTGAGCGTGCTCTAGCTGCTGCTTGGCAGCCTCAACGGTCTTAGTCTTCAAAGCCTCCTGCTCCATGATGTCGTTAGGCTCGGCGGTATAGTCCACCTTCATCTTCTCGGCATCCTTCAAAGCATTCTCAGCTTTCTTAATCTGTCCGTCCACCACCTTCTCGGCATTCTCCCCGAAATCCTCAGTAAGAATCTCCGCACTCTGCTCTGGAGTCATTTTCTCATAGTCAGGCGTAGGTCTTCCCTTGCTGTCCGTAGCCATAGGAACGTCTGAACCATCGGCAAACTTACGGGTTTGCTGAGGCTGCTCTACTTGTTGAACTGAGGCATCGCCTTCGCTAGCATTTTCCTCTGCTTCTCCATCACTTCCACTATTGGCATTGTCGCCTTTTCGAATTTTTCCATCTGTTTCATTGTTACTAATCTCTTCATTTTTATTTTCTTTAGGTTGAACTTCCTGCTGCGCCTTGGCTGCATCCTGCATCGCCTGCTCCTGTGCCGCCTGATTGTAAGGCTCAGAGTTCTTCATCTGCAATCTCTGACGATATTCTGCAGCAAACTGGTCGATAGGCTGGTTTTGGAGCAGAGTAACCTCGTCTGCCTTCACGTAAACCATTTCCTTTGTATTAGGATCTAAGCAGACGAGCATATCGCCGCTGCCTTCCTTGGCTCTACCTGTAGTCTGGTCGAAGGCAACATCACCCGAACCAACAAGAAGAGTTCTTCCGCTGCTGTCTTGCACATACAAAGCCTGCTCGCCATTCATCGGCTGACCGTTCAAGGTTCCGTGATAGCTCCAATCAGAAACAAAATCCTTCACATTTTCGTTGATAGCATCAGCAGTAGCCTGCTGCATACCCTGCACTCTAGCGTTCGCATTAATATATTGGGCAAGTGGGGTCAACTCTTCTTGTATCAATCCGTTCTGAATGAGTGCATCGTAAATCTGTGCCGGTGTCAAGCCCTGCTGGTGCAATTTCTCAAAGGTTTGCTTGAACACATCGTTGCTATCCATCGCTGCATCAAGGGCTTTCTCTGCGTTGCGAAGGTTGCGCAACTCATCAACTACCACGCCGCTATCCGGGTTATCCGTTCCCAGACTATGCTCCTCGGCAACCGTCTTACCTTGGCTGACAGACTGGTCTGCGTGTGGTCTCCAGCTAGGGAAAAGCTCATCTTCGAGTGCTCTCTTCACATGATAGAAGATTCTGTTCTCCTCATCAGTACGCTTCATCGGGTCCTTGCGCATGATTTTGTCAATATCAATAACAATGCTTCCTTCTTTACCAAGAAGTTCTTTGATAGAAGCCATGAAGTTATTAGTATAACCTTTGCTTTCTGATCTGAGGTAGCCAAGCAAACCGTTCTTATCTGCATACTTCGTCCAATCAAGATAGAGCACACTCTTCTGGTTGCGCAAGTCATTAATCAGTCGGGCATTATTCGGGTCTGTAATATCCTTATTCTCGTCATATCCGTTTTCTTTAAGGAATCTAAACGCTAGATTAGTGACAGTTCCATCATCATCTATGAACTGCATATCCTTCATCCTTGCGTAGCCCATCAGCGACATCATATCGTCATTATCACGATAAAGCTTCTGCTTGTAAAGAATAGCTCTGCGTTCATCGGCATTCTTATAAGATGTACGTGTAAGCAGCGTTCCATTCTTTGTGTATTCAAGAATCTGCTTATTCTTCACGTCGTTCACGCTTCGGTAGCTTTTGCCTCTTGTCGTGTTAAACAGTCCCATGGCCGCATTCACCTTCTCTTTGGTGCTCTGAGAAACGTCAGGGTCGTTCATGAAATCCGTGTAAGCAGTCTTATACTTCGGATCTCTTGGTGCTGTCTTCGATGCACGGTCCACCTTCACGAAAGCATCCATCAGATTCTTGCCAGATGCAGAAGAAATCAATTCATTCTTCTCGTCAGGAGTCAGACGAATATCCACGGCAATAGGAGAGCCATTGGCATTCTTTCCAATCACGAAATTACCACCGCTATTATGAGTAAGATGATGCAGAATATTGCCCATCTTCACGAAGTTACTAGGCTCGCCAGCCTTGAATGCGCCAACCATCACAACATCTTCCAACCAAGTACCAAAGGAAATTTCCTTGTCGCCGGTCACGTTGTCGGCAACCATCATGGTTCCAGCCTCAACGCCGAGACCGGCAGCCGTAGCACCAAACTTCTGCGCGCCATGAAGCAACCGCTCGCCAGTACTCTTCTCCATGCCGGTGATTCCGAACTTGGAAACCCAAGGAGACATGATTGCTCCCGAAACTCCAAACATCGCACCCGTTACCGCACCATGCTCAGCACCTTTCAGACCAGCCTCGCCGATAGCCTGCAGCGAAGTATCATCGCCAGTAGAAGCCTGATTCAAAGCAGCAGTTACACCCGAATATCCTGCAAGGTTCAGAGCACCTGTTGCTGTTCTGGTTCCCAATCCCGACATGATCTTCTGTGCCGTAGTCATGTTGGCCACCTTGAAAGCCATCTGTTGGGCGGTAAGCTTCTGTGCCGCCTTCATCACGCCAGCCTTCACCAGTCCGTTAGTCAGAACTCGGGTTCCTGCATTCACGGCAGCACTTGCGCCGGCACCGATTACGGCGAGCGGGCCAGAATCAGCAGCCATGTTTACGGCAGTAGATGCGAATCTCGTACCGATTCCCGAGCGATAGGTTTCATCCTTGTGGCCGGCAACTTTCTGAATTTCCGCATCACCATCAGCAATAGCAATACCTTCCTGCAATCTCTGTCGTGTATCTCTAGACATCACAGATGGAGCCACCACCATACCGATAATAGAGTTAATGAGGTTCTTGGCAATATAGTCAAGCGCACCATGAGGCATGATTTCCTCCTGATTTCGCATCGTCAGAGCCTTCTGAGCATAGTTCATAATCTCAGGAGTAACGTATTTGTCCACGTATTCCTCCACACTCATGTTCAGTTTATCTGCGCTCTCGGCAATATGGCGCTGCATTCCCTTCTGCGAATAAATCTCGTTGATTTTTCTGCTGAGATTATTCATCAGAACGTTCTGGCGGTTCACCTGCTCCTGCGTCTGTGCATCACGGAAAGCCTGTTCCTTTACCGACTGAGGCGCATAGATGCCACCCTTCTTGTCAAGGTTCTGCTGATACTGCTGACGTGTTAACTCCCGTGCCTCGTTCATGGAAGAATCTACAAGTTCGAGCAGATCATTACCCAAAATACCTTCGGTCTGTCCGTCATTTCTTACGAACTTGTTACCCTCCACCTCATACTTGGCGAATGCTCTAGCATCATCCTCTCTCTGCTGCTTGGCTCTAGCCTGTCTAGCTTCAGGAGTAGAAAGCTGCTGCATCGTCTCGTTGAAGTTCTTGGCAGTAGGAGTTATTCTGCTTCTGCTGATAGGGGTAGCTCTCTGCTGTTCCTGACGTGCTGACTGCTCTTGTGCTCTTTTCATGCGTGCGCGCGCATTACTAGCCTGAGCCTGCTGCAGTGGAGTCATCTGGTCGTTGCGCATGTGCATCAACCGCCAGTTCTGCATGTAGTCTGTACCCGAAGCAGTAGCCGTTCTAGGCTGCTGTGCCTTCTGCTGCCTTGGCTTCCGATACTGAGCCGCCACTTCCTGCGCTCTCTGCTTCATCGTCAGCTTCTTGACAGGCTGAACTGGCTTCTGCTGCTGAGGCTTCGGATTTACTGCATGAAGTCCGAGTCGCTGCGCAAAATCCTCATACGAACTACTGGAAACAGCACCGTCTGCATGAAGCGCATCATAGAGCTGCTTTCTGTTATGATAGCCCTGCTTGCCAGGCGCATACACGAACTGTCTGAAATGTTCTCTAGTTCCCGATACTGCGCCATCTGCTTTCAAGGCGTTATAAAGTTGGTCAAATTTATCTCCAGCCATATATTATATATTAATGTTTATAATCCAAGTTTCTTTGTATTCTTATAGCCATTCTTCGACTTGCCGGTAGGCTTCGGTCTGTTTCTCGCATTCCTAGCCGCATTCTGCGAAGCTGCTGCCTGACTGGTAACAGATGCACCCTTTCTTCTTGTGGTGGTCGTTACCTCTGCGCGAGTCTTCGGATTGATGGTCTTCGTAGTGGTAGAAGTAGATGTCTCGCCCTGCGGAAGCTTGCCGTATTCACGGTAGTACTCCTGTTCCCACATGGTCTTGTTAGGCTGATAGCGCATCTTGCCGTTCTTATCCTCAAACCAGTACTTGGCTCCCGAGCCGCTACCGCTACTGCCTGACCGTCCACCGCCGCCACGCCCCTTATGGGTTGCGTTGTACTGCTGAATAGCCAGACGCTGCCTAGCCTGCTCATCCTTCACATTGTCACGCTCCTTCTTATACTCGAAGTCACGCTTATCCTTATCCTTCTTATACTGGGCAGCAGCCTCATCCTTTCCCTTTCGGTACTCAAACTTATCCTTGGCAAGCTGATTACCCTCACCACGAAGACCCATAAGATACTCCTTATAAACCTGATCAGCCTGTGCTTTTCGGTTATCTAGGTCGAAGTTTGCCTGCTTATAGGCAGCATCCGCATCAAGGGCAGCCTGTCTCTGTCTCTGAGCCTTGCGGTTCTGATAACCCTGTTCCATCATGGCAGTAGGGTCGTTGAACACCTGCAGAGGCGCACCCTTCGAAGTGTTGATGATGTTTCCCATGTGGCGAATAGCATCAGCAAAGGCAGCGAATTTCTCACGGTTGGTAGTGATTCGGCGGTCATACTCATCAGGAGTCTCGCCCTCACGCATTCCAGGTCTGCTCTTCGGCATAACCTTGCCGAGCCAACTGAAAAAGCCGCCATCCCTTTTTTTAGGGTCAGACTCAAACTCTGGAACCTGCTGTTCCTGCGGCATCTGAAAGCCGCTCAGAGCAGTAGAAAGCGTATCATAGCGAGGTGTTCCGTCAGCATTCCAACCGGTAGAAGGCTGCGGCATTCCCTCAAAATTGCTCTGAGGCTGAGGAGTATTCTCTGCTGCATCGCCCATATAAGGAGTCTGTACTGGTCCCAAGGCAGGGTTAGCGTTACCATTACTCTGCGGAACGAACTCTTCCTGCTTAGGCATCTGGGTGAAGTCTGTAATAGGTGCTGCGCCAGTCTGAACAGGCTGAGCCTCAAACTTACCGGTAGCACCGCCCCCATTCCCGAAGAAATTAACGCCAGCACCGCCATTTACCCCCGCGGCTCCTCCGTTTCCTCCATTCATCACCTGATCATAATCGGGATATTTCGCCCTCATCAGGTCATGCACAGCCTCAGGATAGCCGCCGATAGTTATCGGCTTCTTCCTAGGCTGCTGCGTATTCTGATTATTGTTTACTGTCATAGCTTATTTTTCTTATTTAATAATAATTTCGCCAAACAGAAGAAATTGGTCTATAACGTCATCGAGTACTTTAGAAAGTTCCTCTGCAATATCAACCCTAATCATCTGGTCTGGGATGCCTTTTCCGTCCTTGCTTCCTACGAGTCCGAGTTTATGAGCCTTTGCGTTAAAGGATTCATAAGCTTTGTCTTTCAATTCATCGAGAGTGCTTTTCGCATATTTTGCCGCATAAGACTCAAAAACATCATTAATGGATTCTCTTGCAGCTCTCATACACTTTGCATTTATGTCAACCATTTTTGCCATAAGTTTCTTCTCCTCTTCCTCGCTAAATTCAGGCAGCTGAGGGTTGAACATGTAGCCATTCGCTAAGCGGCGATATTCTTTGAAGTCTTCTGAACAAATGGGTTTTTCGCCAACTATAGCCTTTGCCATCTTCCGAATCATCTTTACAGCTTCAATACCGTATTCACGATACTCATTAGAGTATTTACGAACCTCTTCAACCAGCTTGGTCTTCTCCTCCAACTCCTTCTTGGTAGCCGCCAGTTCATTGCACAAGTCGGCAATTACCTCGTCCTTCTCTGCAATCACCTTCTCTTTATAAGCGAGAGCACTCTCGGCACTCTTCAAAGCCCGAGCATCAATCTCGTCAACAATCTTGTCGGCAAGATTCTTCTCACGAATCTTTGTAAGGCGAAGTTCCTCGTTTTTATTGTGGATAATCTTGTTAAGTCGTGTAATCTCCTTGCCGAGATGCTTAATCTTCTTTCCCTGCTCAGAAATGGTTTGCTTGGAAGAACTAGCAATTTCCAATATGTCGAGCTTTTCATGCTCCAACTTCTTGATCTTCTCAGTCTGCTCGTCAATCTGCTTTCCCTGCTCATCCAACAAGGCATCGTTGAACTGGGAAGCTGCTTCTTTAAGGGCAGGGTTGACTTTCTTTGATTTCTCTTTAACAGAGACAGGTGCGTTAGCATGCTCTTCAAGCTCCTTCTTCAAGCGAGACTCTCGCTCATAACATTCAATAGGAGACAAACCAACAGTACATCTATTGGCATTGGCTAACTTTATGGCTTCGCAAACTTCTGGCTTCGCAAATTCTCTTATCGCACCATTCTGGTATATGACTTTATTCGATAAAACCATGGGAAAACCTTCCTTCTTCAATATCTTCTTTGCTTCTTCAAATGTCATAATCTATTTTGTTTTATGTTTTAAAAACAGGTTTATAATATCGTGGTATGATGCAGGAATAATGCCGTTATCTGTTTCTTTGTAATAGTAGAATTTAGAACCCCACTCATCAGATTCTTTCTTGCTTTCTACCACTTGCACATTTCGGACTTTTCCATCCTTGCATATCAACCGAGCACAATACTCTCTTCTAGTATTTACTCTATGGTTATACTGCTCGTCCATTTCTTTTAGAAACTTCACTAAACCATCTAGCGTTATCTTATTATTGATAGACTCGAATGGCTTTTTTATCTGAGACAAATGAACTTTTCCTATCTTTACTTCCATATTATTTATGTTTAATCATTTTAACACTTCCCGAAAATTCAAGGGGGGGGGGAAATCGGAAAACCGAAATCCAGAAAAAGGGGGTGGGGGGAGGCAGAATTTCTTTATTTGTATTATTCCACTATAATTTGCAACGGTGGTCGAAGGGGGTGGGGGTCTTGGGGTCGCATGTTGTGCCTCGTCCACCTTGCCTGTTGCTCATCCGCTCCACCTTCTAGCTGCTACCCAAGCCCCGACAATCCAACTGCCTTCTTCAATCGGTATTGGTTCTTCTCCTCGGGAGTCATCATGCTCTCAGCCAAGTGGTCAGTAGCGGCAGAATGAGCGGTTCGGTCTTGTTGTGTTACAATTGTGTTATCAATTGGCTTTCCGTTTGAGCCTAAAGTATTGGTTTTCACCGCCTTAGCACCTTCGAGTTCTGACCCCAATTGGTTCACACCGAAATTAAACATAGCATTTGACGCATTTTGAGCCGCATCACTAGTGGCTTGCGCCTTCTGCTGCTCGATTTGCTGACGTTCTCTAGACAACTGCTGAGTGTTCTGAAGGTGAGCATCCTCCACATGCTGCTTGCGAGCCGTGTCCTGTGCCGCTACGTTGGCTATCGTGTCGCCCATAGCCTTGTTAGCTGCCTCCTTCGCCATCGCCACGCTTGCAGCAGTTCCACCGCCAACGGCAGCCGCACCATCAGCCTTGCGAACATACTCGTCCTGTACTTCCTTCGCCCTTCTCATGAGGTTCTGACCCGCTTTCGTGTCAAGGTAGTCCGTGTTGTAGTTCTTGTCGTACCAAGCCTTCTCAGCGTTCGTTCTGTACGTGTTCTCCGCTTGTGCCCTTCTAGCTGCCTTCTTAGCCTTGTTAGCACCGAAGAGAGAAGACGCAACACCGCCCGCCAAGGCAGCAGCACCTAATATCCACTCCTTTTTGTCCGTGAGTACAGGACAAGAGGTCAAATGCTTTGGGATTTTTGATAATATTTCCGTCATAATTGCAATTATTTGATGTTTCGAGGGCAAATATATAATATTTGAAGTTCGGTTTTGCCGTGTTCCAACCTCGTTCAAAATCGCCCCAAATCCCACCAATTTCTTTCTCGGGGCGCAATTCACCCCTTTTCCTCCTTCTTCTTTCTCCTCTAGAAGACCCATTTTGTAAACATACGTGATTATTGTAAAGAAAAGACAAGCGGCTAATTGTAAGCAAGTTAGTTTCAATTACTCCCAAGGGAGAATAAAAGCAAGATGTAAAGAAAGTTCTTATTTCATAAAAGAAGATTCTTTGCAAACAAAAAAGGGGGTTTGCATTAATAGGTGCGCACGCACGCAAGGAGTTCGTTAGCAAACTTTAACTAGGCGCATTCAACCTTCTTGAATGTTTTTCACCCACAATCAACGCTAAAGTCGCTCATTTCTGCCGATTTTTGCGATTTTCGGGCAGTTGGTCGGGATTTCTCTCAAATTCGTGAGTTTTGAGCCGTTTAAGAGCCATTTTTGGGCAGATTAGAGCCGATTTTGTGGGTTTTTCGTAGATTTCATGGTTTTGTGCAAGATAATGCGCTCATCTAGAATTAAGGCTTTTAGAAGATGATTTAGGCGGTTTTGATTTTCCTAGTTGGAGAAATATTTTTTCCTAGTTAGGGAAATTGTTTTCTTTAGTAGTATGGTTCCATGTACTTCTCTCTCTTCTCTTGTGTGTTCTCCTTATGGGTGAGGGAGAAGAATCCTCGGGGGAGATAAGGGGGCAGCGCCCCCACGGGCGCAAGCGCCCTCCCCATGCCATGTGGGGCTGACGCCCTCACTACTCTGTACAAAAGTGGCAAGGCTCGAACCCCTCGTTCTCTGCCTTGTAAAGCGGCATTCTTTCAGTCATATCATCGTGTACTCCTTTGCAGTTGTTATCGAAGTGATAGTAGTGTGTATCATAATCTGCAAAAACTTCCATTTCCTCATACTCCCTATGATATTCTTCTTTTTGTTCTTCTTGCTTTCGTTCAACGTCTTCGTTCACGTTGTGAAAGAACGTACTTTTGAAGGAGTACACCAAGACAACCGCAACAAAGCAGAATCCAAGCAAACCGCCTAAGAATGTGCCGACCTTACTTAAAAACTTTTTCATTTCGCTATAATCTTTAGTTCATCAACTTGTTTAAAGAACTCATCGAGCGTGTCTGCCGTGTAGTGGATGCCCTTGTAGCGGATGAAGGAAGAAAAGCCGCCCTTGCTCTCCTCAATATCTGTAGCCACCTCTTTAGGTGACGCAATCAACTGCCATGTAGGAACGCCCAAGGCATCAGCTATCTTGTCTAGCGTTGCAGTTGTCAGCGACTCAGCCTTCACCATTTGTCCTACCGCTTGTTTGGTAACTCCCATTCTCGTTGAAAGGGTTGTGTTGGTCAACCCTTTACTTTCCATGATTTCTTTTATTCTTAATGCCATATAAACTATTTGCTTTCTGTTATTGCGTACAAAGGTACATATTATTATTTAAAGTAAAGTGGTTTCTTTGCTTAAATAACGTTAAAGAAAAGCATTTTCTTGCCCAAACATTTGGCAAAGTAAAGAATATGCTTTATCTTTGCACTCGAAATCAAGTTGGTTTGATTTCTCAAGCGTAGCAATGGCACATTTAGAGATTTTGGCTAGTAACGAACGCTATACAAATAGGTTAAGTAGGCAAAACACTGAGGATGATACAGGCAAAACACCGAGGACATCGTACACCGAGTTAGTTGCCACTCTAAAAGCAACAAGACAAAGAAGTCTCAAACACTCATCACGCAAGATGTAAAAACGCTAGTCGTGTTAGACTAGAGAAACATCGAAACACGTCAACCCACGGACGTTAAACGAAGGGAGTTAGGTCACATGTAACTTGTGAACGTTGGGCGCAAACGTACACCTGCACTTTGTATGTATAACATTTTAACAACAACAATTATGGCAAAGTATTATATGGAAGAAGTATTCAGCCTTAAAGATGGCGGTTACGATTTCGCACCATTCGAGTACGAGGATGACCCATTCGAGTACGAAGACGATGAAGAAGTAAAAAAAGTTTTCAGTGACTACGAGTACATCGAAACAACAGACGTATGGCACTCAGACTTACAGAAAGATGTACATACACTCATCTTCAATATCTCCAAAGGTAAGAAAAAGGAACTTTGGGGAGTGTTTAAACAATAGTAACAACTGGGGGGCTAGCAATAGTCCCTCTAAACCATAAGATTATGGAAAAGACAATAACACTTACAGGCGGTGAAATATATAATATTACATCAGCTATTAACGATAGAATAATCCTTCTAGAGGAATGTATTTCAAGCCACGATGATACTCCTATAACGCACAAGCGATTGAAGGAGTTCAAAGAGATTAAAGAAAAGTTGAACTATTAAAACAATAAGACAATGGACAAGACAATAACGCTTACGAGTGATGAGATTTCAAGCATCACTCTCGCTATATACGATAAGGTAATGAACCTTTCACAAGCAGTTCTTATTTGTGGTGCGGAACTCACACCGAATGCACAACAGAGAATAGAGAACTTAAAGGTAATCGCCCTTAAATTAAATGGTATAGAATCTTAAAGATAGGAGATAAGAATATGAGAAAGAACAAAACTTACGAGCAGCAGAAGAAGTTCTATGACAAGAACAAAGACTATGAGAGTTTAGGGGCATTATTCTTCGAATGGCTTACTTGCGGTTATATGACCGCAAAGCAGATGCAAGATGTGTACAGAGAAGGAACAAAGGAATGCAAGGAGTACATCTTTGAAGACTTGTTTCACCTTGTAGGACACAAAACTTTCTATCAGTTTGTTAGAATCTTCAACTTTGGCAAGAAGTAACATGGAGCGGTCAGCGAATAGAGGAGCACATCACGTTCAAGCCGTGAGACCGCACAAGTATAACAATTAAAAGAAAGGAACGAAAATGAAGAAAATTTTAGCTTTGAAAGAGTATTGGAGTCTAATCAACGAGATAAGCGACTATCTCAGACAAGACCACGACACCATTACCACGAAAATCAACGGAGTTGAATACGTAGTGTATAAACGCCTGAATCCCGACTATGTAGAGTTTCTGAATAACGAGACGAAGGAAGTCACTTTTGTTGATATTATAGACGAGCTAAGCGAGGTTTCAAGCCTTTTGGTTCAGTCAGCAGTAAACGAAATAAGATATAGAAAGGGTTAAGTTATGGACATCACAATTTATGTATTAATCTTCTTAGTTGGCAGTCTTACAGGCTACAGACTGAGAGCAGCAAAAGACATGGAGGACGAGTAATATGAAAAAGAGAATTAAGATAGTTTTGGTAGTGGCAACGATAGTTGCCCTACCTCTTATGGGAGCCGGAATGCAGCAGAGCAAGAGCGAGGAGAAATCTTTGCTTGTAGACTTCATCGAGTATTGCAAGACATGTGAGAACCTTAGGCAAGTTGATCCTAACAAGGACTACACCCAAGCAACACTCCATGAGCTGAAGAATGCAGCACGTTTCTATGAGGAACAGGAGAACTTTGCCGACTGCACAGATTATCAGCAGCAAGCAAAGATTGACGAGATTATCGGCAGAACTTGTGCCGCTAGAATGGTTAACAATAACAAGTAACAAATTTAAATTATAGGAGATAAAATTATGAAGACAACTAAGGCAGTTAGATTGAGTGACAATTTTGTAGGAGTTGAGATTAACACCATACAAGACGTAGTAAAGGCACAGGCAGCCGGACTCAAACTTGTAGACAAGGAAGGTTGGGAATATAGTATTTACACCATCGATGATGAAGAGACCGGAGAAGAGCGAGAGCCTACAGAACAGGAAATCTTCGAGCACATCACCAAAGACCTCTCAGAAGGCAAGGAAGTGTACGCATGTATGGAATTATCGTCTGATTGGGAAGTACAGGAACGAGCAAAGACAAATCTTAAAACCAACTTCTATGTTGGCCAACAAGTTTTCCTATTGCGTGATAACAAGATAGCTGAGAAGACGATTACTCGCGTCATCATTGAGAAGAACGAAGACAAGGAAGTCTGCAAGGTTTTGTTAAGACATGATAGTACATACACCAAGGGAACAGACGTCTTCGCCACAAAAGAAGAACTTGTAGAAAGTCTGATGAAGGAGTAAGTTTAACCCGAGGGAGAGAAATCTCCCTCACAAAACATTTTGAGTATGACTAATTCAGTTGTTAAAAATCTGTTGGATAAAAAGGATTGGAGCAGAATCATTTTCCGCTTTCCTACATCAAGCTATACTCTGTTCAATAGCGACAGATACGAGATAGATAGTTTCTGTATATATATCCATGACGATACGTCCAGAGAGTACGAGGAAACGAAAGTTCTAGACATAAGCAGTCTGATTTCCATGGAGATTAAGAAGAAGAGTTTTGAAGATATTGTAGAGGATATGTAAGAAATATGAAGATAATCATAAAATTTTTCAAGGGAGCCATCTACGTTGACAAGTTCGGACAGAGATACAGGGCACGTACAACGTTCATCATCAAGCAGACCTCATTTACTGAGAGGTTCTTTCTGCCGAACGGAATGCAAGTAGACAAGAGCACTTGTCTTGAGAAGATAAACGAGAATAGAAAATAGTTGTTGTTATATATAGGGCGAATGCGGTATTCAAGCCGCTACAGATGGTTGCAACGTACCATCCGCCCACCAAGTTTAATTTTAAAAGAAAGGATTTGATTATGAAAAAGTATTTAGTAGAAATTACAGAGAAAATCACCTACAAGGTGGAATTTTCTGCCGATTCACAGGAATACGCTGAAAGGCGCGTAAGAGAAATGTACGATAGTGGAGCTTTGGTGGGCATAGGCGAGTTGGAAAGTGTTTCGTTTGATGTAGTAGAAGATAAGGAGGGCGTGTAAGATGAAGAAACAGAAAGTATTTGTGTTGATTAAGCACGGAGCAGACAACCAAGACTATTCGTCCGTTAATGTTATCGGAGTTTACTCCACCAAGACCGCAGCAAAGGAGCGGATGGCAGAAGAGGAGGATAATATACTAAACTTCTACAAGGAGGAATATCCCGATAACTATGAAGTGTCTGAAGACAAGGACGAATCATCATGGAGTTGTTCTTGCAAGGATAGTACTATGTTTGACGAGTTGTTAATAACAGAAAGTGAAATGGAATCATGATAAAGAAATTTCTATTCAACGAGTTCGGTGTATGCACGAATCCTGATAAGACAGAAATCGGCAGGGGAATCCCACATATCGAAATATCTACAGCTTATGTTAGAGGAAAGTGGACGTATGGTGTGACATACATGCTAGCAGATAGAGGAGGGGCGTTTGGAACTAACATCAGCAACACGAATTGGTTCAAGACACAGGAAGACGCCATAGAGCATGCTTTGAATTGGGCAAAGCATTGGCTTAACGTACAGATAGAACAAGAGCGCAACCGGAATAGTTCTGTTTGCAAGAGCGCAGCTAAGATAATGAAGGAGATAGAAAAGTTACTCCCGAAGAAGAGATATGTACAACTAGAATTATTTGAGTTTTAAGAATATGAATAAGCAAGAATTTATCTTCGTCTTCCCTCAGTCGGGGGAGACGATAACAAAGAAAATGAATCCTTTGGCGGTGAAGGATGCAGCCGTGAAGTATCTGAAAACGCAGAATGAGGTAAGAGGAGACATCTGTATCATCAAGAACGCACATGAAGATGTTATAGCCATGGCCTACGTGAGCGACATGATGAAGGTTTCCTTCTTCACCGAGGATGAAAGTGTGAACGACATCAAACCGATAGGAGTAATCGAGGAAGGAGGGGAGAAATGAGCGAAATCAATTTCAAGGCAATACGAGTAAGAACAGGTGCGTGGGTTGATTGTTCCCCAACTATCAGAAATAGCGAAGTTTTTTCTAAACATAAAGAACTTGGCGTAGTAAACTCATATTTGATTGACACTAACACCCTCTGCCAATTTACAGGTTCACGGGATTGTAACGGATTTCCTATCTATGAGCATGATTTGCTCAGATGTGAAAAGACAGGCAGCATCTATGAAGTAGTGTGGAATCAAGGCAACACTAGTTTTAGTTTGGTCGATACAGAATACCCTGTTCTCTATCCAACAAATACTTTAGGGAGAATGTTGCGTAATAGGCAACTAAAAGTTATCGGCAATAAATTCGATAAGAAAGGAGGTAAGCAATGAAAACAAGATTTGTAAAGAAGATTCTTCTCGGACCCGACAAGGGTAAAAATTTGTATTGGCTAAAACGAGTGATTAAAGCTTCTTTTGGTTGGAAAGAAGACCACAGAGTTGTTAAAGCACTTCAAATTTATCATCGCAAGAGAAGAAGAAAGGGGGTAAGCTATGAGTAAACAGGAATGGTTCGTGCTCTTTATCTTCTTATTCACGATACTGATGGCAATATTAGGTTGAGAATATGGAAAGGGCAAGAATCATAATCTACGATGATTGGGCGATACTCGATGAGACAGAGACCTTCTTCAAGGATAAAGCCTATCTTATCGGCATCGCCAAATCTACACTTCAGCAGACGCCCGATGCGGTAATTGCTGAAGTTTGGGTAAATGACCGGCTGAAAATGAAGTTCCGCATCAATAGCAAGGGCAAGGTTCAGCAATGCAAGGTCAGTCAGCATCCAGGGTGGGGTGGTCGCAGAGAGCGAGCCGGAGCACCGAGCAAGGGCGCAGCTGCCCTCATCTACAGGGTCGTGACGCATGTAAACGAAGAAACGTTTGAGTTTTGCGAATCCCTAGGACGCAACAAAGGCGAATGGATCAGACAGGCTATAGCCGAGAAACGAGAACGTGAAGACAAGGAAAAAGCAGGGCACTAGGCTCTGCTTTTTCTGTTACCATGTTATCATTCGGTCGTATTGCCTATGCCACATATAGGCAAGTTGTTTCTTATATTCTTTTATAATTTTAAAACGTGCCTTTTGTTTCCACTTGGTACGTCTACCTAATATTACATACTTAACATTCTCGGTATAGATGTATGCATGACCAACGTCTGTGTCCTTCTCTTCAGTCTTTGGGTATACACGTCTTTCAATACCATACCTAGCAGCCTTCTTTAGCTTTCGGGGAATGCGAACCTTAAAACCTCTAAAGAATCTTCTTTTCATGCTTACCTCGCTTTCTTCTTGATTTCATTCGGATAGGAAAGTAATTTTGTATTCGCCCATCCATATTAACAAAGCAGTAGTATATCCATTTAGTGCTATAATCACCAAGAAAAGACTTCAACGAATACCTGATTATCTTAGCCTTGCGCCTAAACCTGTAACCTTGACTTTCCCAATACGGACGAGCCTTCTTCATTTGCTTTTTAGCTTTTCTAATACTAGTCATACGCTACTCCTTTTTGTTCTTCAAAATAGAATACGATAGGCTTATTGAAAGAAGGAGTAAGCAGACCATAAGCGATACTCATACTTACTTGGAACTTTGCAGCACCTCTAAGCAAACCTTCGGCCTGTTCTCTTATAGATTCACGGAATTGTTCGATATTCATATCCCGCTTTCTAAAGTTACAGGCTCGGCAAGAAGGCATGTAATTCTCCATACTATCCTCACCATGAGAAACGACATACTTACCTTCCTTATCACTCCAACGAGGGTAACCGCCACGATTCTTAGGAACGAAATGGTCTACTTGCATATCTTCGAACTTTATTTCTTTTCCGCAGTATGCGCAATGATGGCCGTACTTCTCCCAAACCTTGATTCTATCTTCCTTTTTCATACGCAATAGTTTTACTAAACAAACCTTCTGCCTTTCAGAATCACCACTCTTTTATGGCGCTCAGCTGCATCATGCAATTTCTGAAGAAGTTCTTTCTGTGCCCAATACAATTTGGCATCAGTCAGATACTTATACATTACCTTTGTCAACCTTTCCATTCTTCTCTTTCATCTTAGCGATGCGTTCATTATAAGCATCATAGTCCTGTTTACTAATCTCAATAACACTCTGAATGATTACTGTTCCACTAACCATATCATCCTTGAATTTCTCTTCCGTACTAGTGATGATGTTCATGAGAGGATAGAACTTAATATCCTTTTCTTCCCCTTTAACGCTACACGTAACCGCACTAACGCTAATCTTGTCATCCTTGCGCATGAAGGAGGCTACTGCATAATAATATCTTTCAACTTCCATAAGCTATAAATTTTAACGACGAACTCTTTTTCTGAACTCAGCAAGCGTAGTTGGATATTTCGCTTTCGTCTTGTGATAATGCCTGTAGCGGTGTATCTTCCAAAAAGAATTTACGAAGTCCTTACATTTCTTGAAGGTGTAGCAACAAGTGCAATCCTTACACCTACCTGTCGAATGCGTCCAGCAGTATGCAAAAATGAGACGCTCTTTTATAAAACTTCCCATAAGCCTATTGTTTTTTTAATGTTAAGCCTATGATAGAATTAGCCAACTCAATAGCATGCTTAGGTTTGAAAAATCGCTTGTTCAAATCATCATGCAACTCGTCTGCCAAATTCCGTATGTTAGGGAGCAGATTCAGAATGCGAAGTTTGTCAGATTCGAAATTGGCAACCATAGCACAATACTTCTTACGCAATTCAATCTCTTTCCGGCTATTATCCTCTTCCAAGTCCCTTATCTTCTTCTTATATTCCTCTTCCAAGTCCTTTGTCTTCTTTTCGTACACCTTCTTGAGGTCAGCTTTCTTTCCGTTGTACTCGTTGTCAAGCTTATTCTTCTTGTCGCCATAGGCTTGTTTTTCCATATTCCTATCATGAATGCTACGATTAACCTCATCTTGCATAGCCTGTTCAACCTTCAAGCGAACGTCCTCGAAGTTAATATAAGACTCGGATGATTCGATGGTTTTTCTTTGAGTCTCGTCATCCTCATCGTCACCCCACAATGTGCGAGGTTTATTAAAAAGCAAAGTTGTCTCCTTACGAAGAATAACCTTTGAGCCGCCTTTCAAGGATTCATTCAATTTCTTGAGTTCCTTAACTTGCTCTTCCAACTCTGAGTTGCGCTTACGTATAGCATCGTACTCAGATAAATCTACATTTACTACTGCCATAATCTATATTTTTTAGTTCAACGACTTCTTTTTACGTTTCTCAAATGCTGCCTGTTTCTTCTGCATTATCTTGATGATGGTGTTTTGTACCTTCTCAAGAACAAACTTCGGAGTTTCACCATCACGGATGAAGATAGGGTGCACACCTATGTGGTGGGTTTTATAGAACAACTCATCATCATCACCTTGAAGTTTGATGTAGATTCTGAATGAAGGCAGGAATAAGTCACTATGACCTTTCTTTCCGGCGTTCTTAGGAGTAACGTACTTGATATTGTTTCCATCAAGGAACTCCTTTACTCTGTTTAATTTTGTTTCATTCTTCATAACTTTCAATATTATAATTTTCTTTCTTTCAATGTAGGTTCCACAAATGAACACAGAAGAGTTTAACAGAAGAATCCATCAGGAATTCCTCCAAAACTCATTTCCTTCTGTATCACCTTTTCATTTTGCTTGCCGTAGATAAGATGTCTGAACCCATCAGAAACCATTCTATCGGTAATTGAGTAAGAACATGAAAGGACTATGAAACCGAGCGTACCAACAACAAAGTCGGCTTTCTTCTTGCCAGTCCTCTTTAATGTCCTTTTCGTTTCTTCTTCGTTTCTAACATCAAAGGAGTGCTTTTCTGCAAGAGTGGAACTTATTTTCCCTTCTCCTATCAGTTTCTTCTTCAACTTAGAAACAGCACCACTACTCATATTGATCGCCTTTTTAAACTGCCCTATCGTGATAGCCTTACCTTTGGCACCGACTTTTCCATCATCAGATGCTTTCATGCAACAGTCCTTGTGCTCGGCAGCACAAATCGGATAGACAAAAAGTTTCTCGTTTATGAGATTGTAGAGTTCCTTCATCGTGTACTCCTTCACTTCAAACTTACAGACCATTGCTCCATGATACTCTTTGTTCTTCCGAGTCCACTTTGTTGTATGGTCACGGAAAGAGGAGACAACAACCTTGTTACCATCTATGGTAAACAGGTCGCTATCTTTCATGTCTTGAATAAGTCTTTGAGCTTTTGGTCTTCCAATACGTAATCCTTTGCGCAATTTGTATTCTGTTACGTTCCAAATCACGGAATTGCTATGCTGCATTTTGAACCATATTGCCAGCGCAAGAAGTTCCTTCATGCTCTTGCTCGAAGAGTATGTCTTAAGGAGTTCTATGGTGACGTTTATATACTGCATAGCAAACAAAAATTGGGGAAAGAAAAAACCGCACCTCTTCTTCCGGTTTAATCAATCCCCTATATTGTAATACCTATTGAAAGTATTGAAGTTTCACAAATGTTGTATCAACAAGATAGAGGTGAGAATCCTGTATTGACGAGTGCAAAAGTAAGAAAAGTATTTGAAACCACCAAATTCCAACTTTTGCAAAATATAGTTAAAAAGTAATTAAAAATTTGTGTTATAAAAATGTTATCACTATCTTTGCACACGAAAGATAAGTGGCTGATATAGACAGATTTGTGAGAAATTGGTTGTGACCCCAACGGAATCACTTTTTAGACGTAAAAACGCAACGTTTAGTCAAGAAAAAATCAAATAAGCAGTCTATATAACGTATTGAATAACAGATACTTATATAGATTGCTTTTTCTTTTTTAAAGAGATATGTCATAAAGATTGATTTTCTAAACTGGTTTAAAACTGGTTTAAACGCATTATGGTTGTAACTATTTGAATAACAACGGTTTATATTATTCACGCAAATTGTTGAATCGGAAGGTGTGTTATCAATGTGTTATCACCTTGTAAAAAATGTGTTATCAAAATGGCAAAAATTAATTTAAGTATTATTCACAATCGTTTGAAGCGAGCGACCTCAAAACATGAAGTTTCGGTAGAATTATGCTTTTGTGCCAAGCGTCAAAGGAAGTACTTTTCCACAGGCGTAAAAGTGACAACTACACAATGGTCTGATGCGTCAAAGATGGTTATCAAGAGAAAAGATGCGGATGAACTGAATGAAATCATACAGGCATACCGCGCGAGAGCAAACGAAATCATCAGTAAGATGGTTAAGGAAGGCTGTTGTGACTTAAATGTGGTTATCTCACAGATGAATGGAGAAGACGAAGGAACTTCTTTTATCGAGTACTGCGAGAGAAGACGAAATGAGCGTAAGGTGTGCGAGCATACCAAGAAACGCTACGATGTCTTTATCAAATTCCTAAAAACATGGGGAAAGATAAAGTCGTTTCAAGACTGCAATGTGTCGAAGGTGCGTTCAATGGATGAGTATCTCCACAGACAGGATAAGGCTCAATGTACCATCTACGACTACCACAAGTATCTCAAGTTGTTCATCAATGATGCGATGATAGACGGGCTTATTGAGCAGAATCCTTATAAGTTCCTGCCATTCCATATTGGCAAGGGAGAAAAGCAGTATGTTGATTGTGTCACCGAAGAGCAGTTTGCTGCCATCAAGAAACTGAAACTCTCAACACCTCATATTCTCCATGCAAGAGATTTGTTCCTCTTTCAATGCTATACCGGACTTGCATACTCTGACCTTGCATCGTTCGATTATACTAACTGCGAGGAGATTGGCGGCAAGATGTTCTATCACGCTAAGAGAACGAAAACAGATACGGATTTCGTATTCCAACTTCTCAAACCTGCCATGGAGATACTACAGAAGTATGACTTCAAGCTGCCTAGAATGACGAATCAGAAGTATAATGATTATCTGAAGGCGATCGGGCAGATGGTTGGAGTTGACAGACTGCACACCCACATGGGCAGAGCGACTGCGGCGACCTTATTCCTGTCGAAGGGTATGCCTATCAACATCGTGGCAAGGGTGCTTGGGCACACTACCTTGCGCCAGACTACTAGATACGCACGTACATTAAATAAGGACGTACAATCTGCTTTCGATGCTCTCGAAGGAAAGATGTAATATAACAAGGGGAGTCTTCGCAAAGAAGGCTCCCCTTTATTGTATCAGCCGACAAGGCTTTTGTCTCTTTCAGCAATCTTCTCGCTGATGATTTGCTTTAACTCCTTAACCACTCCTTCCTGTACTAGCAACTTTACTTTTGTTTCTGCTAGTTCTTTCAGCAGTTTTTCGTCCGTCTGCTTGTCTGCATCGTAAAACATACTGCCTCTGCCACAAAGTAGCCAATCTGCTGATATGTCTACGTATGTAGTCAGTATTCTGTCTATAAACTCCATTGAAGGCTCCTTTGTGCCGTTCAAATAATTGTTCGTAGCAGCAGGTTTTGCCCCGATAGCGTCAGCAAACCCTCTGTTAGTCAGCCTGTAATGGTCTCTTACCTCGTTGATTCTATCTCTTAATCCTTCCATACTGCTAGTGTTTATATTTGTGTAAATACGTAAATTAACTATAAATTAATGTCTACATCCTTGGGTATTTGTCTACAAACATGTATCTTTGCATCCGTAAACGAGAACAAAACTCGTTCAAAACTTATTTATGGTGCAAATTTACAAAAAATAATATGAATAAAGTCGTAAAAATAGAAAAAATATTGATTGATAAAGATAAAATTCCTAAAATCATGAAAATTTTTGGTTGTGGCAAGACTACTGTCTACAATGCTCTTGCTTACCGGAGTAATAGCCAACAGGCTCAGGACATTCGTTCCTGTGCTCTGAATCGCTACGGAGCAGAGCCTGTTAAGGTGCCACAACTAGTGAGTGTGTAAATGTGTGAAATATTTGGCTGTTGAACTTTTAGATTAGTTATTCAGACAAAATGCGTTTTAAATTGGATATGCGTGAGCATAGAGTTAAACGATTGCTTAAGAAAGGTTCTTTTTCTTATTTGTAAACTATCAATTCACTCTTGTGCGTGAGCATAGGAGTGATACATGGGAATCGAGCTAGCTCACTCGGAGTGAGCGGGGAAACCCGAGCAAAGGCGTTCAACTCGCCTCGAATCCCCAAAATAGTTTTGGATATTGTTATTATAATGTTTCTTGAAATCGTTAGGTGTGGAGCGGTATAGACCCAGTGGCAATATAAGTTGTTTGCGTTGAATTCATGCGCCACGAACCAGAAGGAAATGTTGTGGTCGAGCATTCTACCAGCACCTTTCGTTTTATACCTCAATTATATATAGCAGTTTCCGGAACAATCCCATTGCCCTTTTTGGACATAAGTTCTTTGACATATTGGAAAAGTGTAAAGTCGAATAGTGTTAAGTCATTATAAGGGAATCCCCGAGCATCAGTCTTTATGACTGATAGCTAAAGCGGTGAGCATGGCTCTTAAATTCATGGTAGCGCATGATGCCGTTATCCACCGATAGTGTAACTGGTAGCACGCTCGAAACTGTTTTGTGTAAATCCTTAATACATTCTTATCAAATCGGGAAGTTGGGTCCGAATCCTACAGGTGGACTATTATGTATTTGTTTGTTGTGTATGATTATTCGCTGCAGCGGCAGCAAACATTGTTTAAAAAAAATTTTGATTCTTTCCTGCTCGTCCGTGAGGATGGGCAGGTTTTTCTTAAACTTCAAAATCAATGGCTTATGATAGATTTATCCGAACCTACTCTCCACAAGTACCGGAGAAAGGTTCTCGAAATATACAGAGAACTCGAAAGAAACCCTTGGGCACCTTTGGGAATCTTCGAGTCAAAGCTGAGGAAAATAAATATCCTCAACTCTAAGATTAAAAATGTGTCCTCAGACATCGGAAAGCCCGAGGGCGAGTATTCAAACTTTACAAATGATAATTACGTGCAATATGGGTTTAAAAAGGAAAACTCCTCTCAAGAGGACACCTATAAAGAAGACTCCTTGGGATAAAGCCAAGAAGGAACAGGAAAAGAAGAAGGCGAAAGCCGGACTTAGCAAAAGTAAGCTGAGAGACAAACTAGATGCGGTCTTCTCTAAATATATTCGACTGAAATATTCTGATGATAAAGGTTATTGCCAATGTATCAGTTGCGGCAAGGTTTTCCCTTGGAAGGAAATTCAGAACGGTCATTACATGTCGAGGCGTTACATGTCAACCCGATTCAGCGAAGATAACTGCCGGCCACAATGTGTAGCTTGCAATATTTTCAATCAAGGCAATATTCAGATGTATCGCCGTGCGCTTATCAAGCAGATTGGCGAACAGAGGGTTGACTTGATAGAGGCTCGGGCAAGAACTGAAAACAAGAACTGGTCACTCTTCGAGTATAATCAGTTGATAGCCTTTTATCAGAAAGAAGTAGACAAACTTTTAGAACAGAAACATTTATAAGAATAGATTATATGAGTAAATCAGGTACAAAAATCAATGTAGAATTGGTAACACATGGGTGTTTCCCTACGAAGTCGTATGAGACGGATGCCGCTTACGACCTTCATTGCAGCAAGGACACGGAAGTAATTCCTAACAAACGATTTTACGTTCCGCTCGGGTTTAAGATACAACTTCCTTCAAATATGAAGATGCTGATTCAGCCACGTAGTGGCATGTCGGGCAAAGGAATGTTGTTAGATGTTTATTTCCCTTCATGGCTCTTTCATGGCGACTATCTAGGCAAGGTTAGAGCAAACCTTGATGTAATTCTTGGTTTGATTGATTGCGGATATGGCGAAGAAGTCCATGCCATCGTCAAGTCGGGCAGATGGAGGTTAAAGCATCGCATCATGCGTCTGCTCGGTTTCAAGTTCGTTATTCCTTATTCCCAACGCATCTGCCAGGGTGCCTTCACTTACGTTCCAGATACTAACTTGGAACTTGGCAAGGTAACCGGCACTCGTAGCGGTTTAGGATCAACAGATAAGAATTAGTTTTTAGCGTTATTTTTTTTGAATTTAAATTTATTTTTCCTGCTCGTCAGTGAGGATAGGCAGGTTTTTAAAAAACGAAATCATGAAAAAGAATATCAGACAGAATTTCTTCAATCATATCAAGAAGGTACTTGATATAGTTGACAAGATGGGGGATGAGGCAAAGCATTTTCGCTGCATCGTACTCATGGGTGACAGAACCATTCCGAAGGCATACGCATTCATGCACGCATCGCCCGAAGACCTCAAAAACCTTATCTTGAACGCCATGCGTAATAGCGACCAGTTCACCTACGCTACAGCAAGGGCATTCGAGGAATACGATAAGGAACTGAGAGAAAAAGAAGAAACTTTAAACAAAGATAAAAATGAAGAAAATCCTATTCAAGACACTTAAACTGCAAAATTTCTGTGGCATCCGTTCCGGAGTCTTCGATTTTGGAGAAGAATTAACCGTTATCTCGGGAGATAATGGAAGAGGCAAGAGCACTATCGGCAATGCAATCATGTACACATTATTCGGTACTGATACCAACGGCATGCAGCTCGACATCAAAACCTTCGATGAGAATCACAATATTATCAAGGAGATAGAGCATTCATCCGAGTTGGTTATGTTGGTAGATGGTGATGAAATCTCATTCAGGCGAGTTCTGACCGACAAGTGGAAATGTGATAAATGCACCAACACCTTCAAGTACTATGTTGATGGAGAATTGACTACCGCCGGAGATTTCGGCAAAGTAGTTAACGACATCTTTCAAGAAGACCCATTCGCGTGGTGCATCAGTCCTAACCTGTTCCTTGGCATGACTTGGCAGAATCAGCGTGCATTCCTTCAGTCGTTGGCTGGTGATATTTCTGTCGAAGACATCACGAAGGGTGAAGAGAAGTACGATTATCTTGTTGAACTCCTCAAAAAGAAAGACATTGATGCCATCCTTCACCACCTCAAGCACAAGCGTACAGAAGTTCAGAAGGAACTCGATGCGGTCCCTATCAGACTTGCCGAACTTGACAAGACCCTTCCACCAAAGCAGGATTGGGAGGCCATGGGTAAAGAAAAGGCTGAACTGCAAGAAAAACTGGTGGAGATAGACAACAAGATTCAGCAGATTCGCACCGGTGGAGCAGACAGAGTTCGCCTTGACGGAATCCGCAAGAAGATTGAGTTTGCCGAAAAGCGCAAGCGAATGATGGAACAGGGCGCAGATAAGGAGTCTACCGATAACATGACCAAGCATCAAAGCGATGTTCTCAACGCTAACGCAGCCTTCAACAAGGCAGAATCTACGGTTGATAACCTCAAAGCAGTCATGAGTGGTTATCCTACCACAGAGGTTCAGATAAACGCTCAGATTGAAGAATGCAAGAAGAAGGTTTGCGACTTGAACAAGCGTAGCGATGAGATTGCCAAGCGCACTTGGGAATGGGATGATAAGGAAGGTTTCTGTCCTCATTGCGGTCAGGCTCTCCCTCTCGGTGATGTTCAGCTCCTTAAACAGGAATCTCAGAACCGGTTCAACTCTCGCAAGGCAGAGGACATGAAGGAACTCAACAATGAGTTTGCCAAACTCCAAAGCGCATACACCGAACTCAACAAAGAGTTGGATAAACTGAATGATGATCGTCAGACCACCACAAACCAACTCGTCAAGGCTCATCAGGCGCTCAAAGATGCCGAAAAGCATAAGGCAGAAGTTGATGCAGATGTTCCTAGCACCTACGAGGAGATTCTCGCCTCTAAGGAAGAGTATCAGCAGGTCGTGAAAGAAATTGGTGAGTTGCAGACAGAACTCGATAAACCATCAGATAGCAACGAGGATAACGACAAGTTACTTCAAGCACTCACTGAAGAGCGAAAGCCGCTCGCTGACAGATACGATGAAGTCCTCGAACTCCTCGCCTCAAAAGCATCTTACGACAACACAATGACTCATATCGAAGCAGCGCAGAAGGATAAAGCCATCTTCCAGGAGCAGCTTGATGATATTGATGATAAACTCAACATCACAAACGAGTTCTATCAGTTGTCTTGCAAGGCTCTTGAAGACAAGGTCAATCAGCACTTCCGTTTCGTAAAATGGAGTCTGTTCCTTCCAAAACTCGATGGTGAGAAGAAACCTTATTGCGAATGTTATCACAATGGTGTGCCTTACAGCCGCCTCAATGGTGCTGCAAAGGTGAATGCCGGAATCGACATCGCTCGCACTATCGGTCAGTTCTATGATGTTTCGGTCCCTGTTGTGCTCGATGAATGCGAAAGTGTTAACCATCCGCTCAGCACAGGCGGTCAGCAAATCCGTCTTGTAGTATCAAAGGATGATAAACTAAAGGTTGAGTATTTCGCTCTGGCCACAATGGATTGAAACGCATCATGCAAATCAAGACTAAGTTCGATATAGGTGATGCAGTCTATCTGCTCGATGGGTACAAAATCCGACATGCAAACATCGTAGGTGTATTCTTTCAGCAGATAGGCAAGGCACCTTGCTCTATTCAGTATAAGTTCGCAGTTTTCCCAACAAGGAAAGAAAGCGAAGTGTTTAAAACAAAAGAAGAATTAATCAAACATATAAGTAAATAAAAATCATGTCAGAAACTTTAAAATTAGAAATGTTGGTTAACAAAGACCTTATCAAAGGTACTCTAGCGTTAGGAGGAGGCATGAAGGACGGAACGGATTCGAGCCGGATAAAGAAGTGGTTAGATAGCCACGATAGAGTAGAGGTTGATCCAAAAGAACTTTTTCCGGAAAGTGGTGAAATCAATCTTGCTTTGGGAATAATAGCCTTGGCTGGTATCGCTAAGGAATTAATCAATCATAAAGAAGAGGAGAAGTAATCATGGCAGAAACAGCAGTAGCAAAGGCACAGCCTTCTCAGAAGGCAGTAGCAGTTAGTAATTTCAAGGCAGTACTCGACAATAGTTACTACCAAGAGCAGTTGAAGAATGTAATGAAGGAGAATGCAGGAACTTTTGCTGCATCCCTCATGGAGTTAGTCACATCGGATGATAAGCTTCTAGCTTGTGATGGTCGTTTATTGATGGCTGAGGCAATGAAGGCAGCATCCCTTCATCTTCCGCTCAACAAGCAGTTGGGATATGCTTATATCGTACCTTATGGCAATACTCCTACGATGATTGTTGGTTACAAGGGGCTTTATCAGCTTGCTATTCGCTCCGGTCTCTACAAGAACATCAATGCTGATGTAGTCTATGAAGGAGAGTATCAAGGTTACGACAAGATTTCTGGTGAACTTCATCTTGATGGGGAGAAGACTTCCAACAGAATTGTCGGATATTTCGCTTTCTTAGAGCTTACCAATGGATTCCGCAAGATGATGTATATGTCTCTTGATGATATGTGCTCATACGCCAAGAAGTACTCTGCAACTCTTCGTAACTGTAAAATGACAAATCAGCAGTTGGCTGAAATGGCTCAGAAACAAGCCGAGTTAGGACCAGGTAATACTGTTGGATGGTATGGTAATTTCAATGATATGGCAACAAAAACGGTCCTTCGTCGCCTTCTTTCTAAGTATGGCTACCTTTCTATCGAAATGCAGACCGCAATGACAGTCGATGATGTTCCTACCGCAGAAGAACAGCGTGATTCTGAGTTTGCCGAGGCAAAGAACGTTATCACGGTCAATGCTGATACCGGCGAAGTTATGAATGCCAAAGAAGTACATGATGAGCAGCAACAGGCTCAAAAGTTTAGCTTGAGTTAAGTATGAAGCTGATAGTTGTCAATAGCAATAGTCTTGGCAATGCCTACGTACTGGAGGCAAGTAATGGTCAGCAGCTCTGTATAGAGGCAGGTCGTCCGTTGCAGGAAGTAAAGAAAGTTGCAAACCTCAAAACATCAAAATGCGTGGGAGTGATTATCAGTCACTCCCACGGCGATCATGCAAAAAATGCCAAAGACTTTCTGAGAGCAGGAATCGATGCTTACTCTACCGAAGAGTTATCCGAGAAATGCAAGGGAGTAAAAGGCATGATTAAAGAACAGACCTATCATCTAGGTGCTTTCAGTATCACCCCGATGAAGGTAGAACACGATGTTCCTTGCTTCTCTTTCCTTATTCATCATCCGGAAATGGGAACCATGATGTTCTTCACCGATTGCTACAATATGGAAAATGTAGTTCAAGGGTGCCGGTACTTTTTGGCAGAATGCAACTATGATGATTCTCTCCTAGAAAAAGCCGTAAACGAAGGCAAGACGATAGTCAGCCAAGCCGACCGCATCCGTCTTTCCCACATGAGTCTGGCTCACTCTATCGAGTATCTCAACGAATGCAAGGCAGCCAATACCGCCAAGCGCATCGTCCTCATTCATGGTTCAGCACGCCATCTTAACCCCGATGTTGCCGTAAACAAATTCCAGCAGGTCCTCGGTGTTCCAACCGACTATGCTTGCAAGGGTTTAGTAATCAATCTAATGTAATTATAATAATATGAGTGTATACAATCCTAATGATCCTCGCGACTATCTGAGAATCGTGAAGGAAGTCCAAAAAGCCAAAGAATGTGGGTATAATATCGAACTGAAGAAGTTCCACCCCATTCAGACCGACAAGCAGTCTAGTTATCTTCACTTCATGATTAGCTATCTCGCCCTAAAGTTAGGGCAGACCTTCTACGAAACGCTTCGTGATATTCAGCGCAACGTTTGTAGCTACATCTTCTATACCGATGAGGTAGACAAGACAGGCAACCGCAAATACAAGCCTCTCACTTCCCTCAATACAGCAGAGGCTAGCAGCGTTATCCGAAACGTGATAGATTATGCAAATGTCCGCAGTATCATGATTCCGGAACCCGACGACCAAGTAGGTTTGCAGTATTGCAAGCGAGAACTTGAGAACTCGGGTGCCGGTTGGGTATAAATCATCAAAATCATATAGCTTATGAAAACGTTAAAGGAAATCCATTCTGAGGCTAATAAATATTCGGAAAGCGAACCTCTTCAAGATGCTTTTGTAGCCGGTGCAAGATGGGCGTTTACTGGTAAGTATTACAAGCCTTCTGAGTTGTTCGACAATAATGCCGAAGTAGAGACGGTAGACTTGGAGGTTGAAGAAGAGCAAAAACAGATGTTGGTCTTCGAACCGCCTTTTGAAGAATGGTGGAATGCCTACAATAAAAAACGAGGCCGCAAGAAAGCAGAGGCTAAGTGGAAGAAGTTAAGCCTTAACGATAAGGTAGCTTGTATGAAAGCTACACCCCTTTACGTAGCATCTACGCCCGACCCTGTGTACAGAAAAGACCCACTCACTTATCTTAATGGTGAGTGTTGGAATGACGAAATCATCCAAAAGCAAGATTATGAACAACAACGAGCTGTCAATCTCGCAGCAAAGGCTGCAAGAATCCTTGGTTCCGATTATCAAGGATAAACCGAACTATGTTCGCCCAGCTTCCTTTACGAGTGCTATATGTAAAAGTACAACCACCTTGCTCAGTGTTCAGAAGCAAGGTGGCTTGCGCTCACTCGTCGGATGGGTAAAGGGCAGACTGATAGAACTCTTCACTTTTCTTGGAGTCTTCGATATAGTCACGGAGTTTCAGGTACAGATGCTTGCAACGAGATTATGCACAAAGTACTATTATTGGACTACAACTGAACTCGACTACGCCTTTATTCGAATAATGGAAGGTAAGTATGGAAAACTGTATCAGTATAAGCATGAATATGAAGACAAGTCTACTGCTACTACCATCAATCCACAAGATTTAATGGTAGCACTTGATTCATACGAAAAAGAACTTCTGCTTGAACGTGGAAAGGTAGAGGCTGAGCGCAGAAAAGAAGAAGAGCGTCTGAAAGCGATAGAGGATGCAAAGAAACCTCATGGCATAGAGGCATGGAGAAACTACTGCAAGTCGAAGGGTTTAGACCCCGATACGCATACATTGCCATCCGTCAGCCTCCACGATGTCAATAAGGAACTGAACATCCAAAATCGTGGAAGAATGTTAGACTTAAGATAAACAAACAATAAAAATGAAAGTTATGAATACAATTCAAACAGATGTTATCATTGTGCTAGCTATCCTGTGGTTGGTAGCTATAGCAATCATCGTTGCAGACCTCATCAAATGCCGCAAGGACTATTCTAGTAAAGATAAGATGGTGGTCCTTCGCATCAACAATCCCGACGTACGGGACCGCCTAAACTCAGAGGGATTATCTCTCTGTCAGTGTGCTTACTATAACACACACAAGTATCTCTACACCATCGAGGGTGATCGCATCTGTGGTTTCACAGAAGAATGCACTCATCTGATAGAAGACGCTATCAAAAACCATCAAGAGGTAATTGATTGTGATATTGATGTCAGCAAGTTCGTGAATGAGGTCAAGAAGTTACAACTGGAGTATGAAACTAAAGAGGAGGAGTAAGTATGGAAAACGAAACAAAAGGCAATAAGTTAACTATTAATATTCCTATAGGAATGGAGATAGATGTTGAGAACAGCGACTTGAAAGCTGGCGTTATAATGTTCAAGAAGAAATTAATCAATTATAACGATGTGTGGTCTACCATAATTACGAAAAGTGTTTCTTCAGAAGTGGAGCTTTTTGTAAAGAATCAGAATAAGCTAGCTGCTATAAATAAACTTATGAACATCGCTAGCTATTATAATGGAGATTGGAAACCGGATTGGAAAAATTCTGGAGAATACAAGTATAATATAATGCGAACCGGCGCTTATGGTATCACTACTAGTAGTATTTATAACGAAGGAGCCGTTTACTTCAAGAATAAAGAAGATGCTCAAGCCGTTATTGATAATCCAAATTTCAAAAACATTCTTGATGAAATCTACAAGAATTAACGTTGGAGGGCTAGGTATGAAGACATTTATATTTGATGTTATGCTCGACGGAAGATTTGTCTGCACGTTAAAGTATAAATATTGTGCGCTCTTCCCGATAGATTTTGAAGATTTAGAAAAGTTCGTCCTCCAAAAGAGACCTACTTTGAAAGGTTATGATTTTAGAATTATGTTTTAAGGAGTAATGCGTATGTTATACGAAGCAAAACAAGGTACAAATGCTTATGAATACATTAAGAGTATTCTCGATGCTGAATTTGAAGAGCATAAAGCCTACATGAAACGAGTAGAAGAAGCCGTAGGTTTCAAATTTGAAAAATATCAGGGCTATCAGCCTAACGGAACTCTCACAAGAGTGTACGAGATTACTGCTATATGGGTTCCTTCTGAGCGTTACGATACGCTAGATAAGAAGGTGTGGAAGAAGATAGACGGTGTAAAATTGGAGGATGGTTACTATGTAGCTATTGCGCCTAATAAGCGATATAAGCAAGGCAAGGTAATAGCCTCCGTTCTTCTCTCCTATAAATCCGTTGCTAACCATTTCGAGGTAATGGAGGAACTGAATATAGAAGTCTCTCTAGCTAGCCGTTTCTCTATTACTCAGCTCCTTCGTCACAAAGACCGTATTTTCGTTTACTTTGATAACAGCATCCGAGCTGAGAAGCAAAATCAAGACTTCGTGGAAATCACGATTGGTGAGTATGAGGATTTCGTTAATAAAAAGGACTAAGCTATGAATAAGTTAGAATATATTCCAGGAGATTTGATAATGATAAAGAAGTCAGCACTTCAATTTGCTAAAGATAAAATATTTAAAGTAATATCTTCATTGAGTGGTGGCTTTCTTAAGGTAGTCATGTTAAACGATAGTAGTACAACATACTCTATTAGTAATAATGCCATTCGTCCGATTCCTCTCACCCCTGAGATTCTAGAGAAGAATGGGTGGAAGTCTATAAATGGTAAGTATGCTTTAAAGATAAAAAATGCAAATTATGTAGTACTTGAATTTACAGAAGATGGTATATACACTTACATAAATGAAAATACCATGCTTTTTACAATAAAGTATATTCACGAACTCCAGCGCCTTCTATTTGGTCTAGGACTTAACTCAGAAATGGAGGTGTAGGTATGCAAAAGAATGTTATACTATCCGATGAAGAGTTGGAATTACTCATAACAAACTTGCATTGTGTTGATGAAAGAACTTACAATTGTTTTACTCGAACATATACACCTTGGAGTGAAGCTAAAGAGATGAAAGAAACTCTAAGAGTGAAGCTGATAAGAGCGCAACTTAATGTTTAACTGCTTTCTGGCATAAATATAGTAGTAATATGGACTTAACAAAAGAGCAGAAAGAAATATTTTCTAAAATCGCTGATATTAAACAGGTCATTCTGTCAAACCATTTTAATATACGTGATTTGACTGAACAGTTGATTAGCACACTTCCTTTCAAGGAAGGTGATATTGTGATAAATCAAAGTAACGAACATCTTCTTGTAAGGAAGATAGAACCTTATGACAAAGGATTCGGGGTAAATGAACATCGTTATTTAGGAGAAATAGAAGTTATTCTCAATATAATAAACAAAGATGGTCAGCCTTCTGAAAGAGAGAAGTGGGCTTTGATAAGCGAAAAGAATATTAAAGATATCCAACTTCCTAACAAAAAGGGTGAGTTCATCTGTTTGTAACATAGTTTAGTAACCATCCTGCAAAGGATATAAATAGATAGATTATGATTAAAGAAGTTCCAGACCCTACTTTGATGTGTGAGGGATGTGTGTATGATGGTAAGTTTGAGTGTATTCAGCACGCATGTTGTGCAGACCCGAACAATCCCGTTAAGTACATTGAAGTAACAGAGTAACTAATAGCCCCCTCCTTGGTAACAGGGAGAGGGTAAAAAGAAGAGAATATGGACTTAGTAATTACAATATTAGGTTGGATTGCATTAGGTGTTATATCTGCTTATCTGTTAGCAATAGTAGGTAAAATAATCTTTGATGCTGCAACCGCTGATTATAAGTTATACAAGCATGTAAGATTGTGTCGCAAGAGATTGCTAAGACAGCGATATGAAGATTATGCTTGGCTATTATTCCAGTTAGAGAAAGATACGGAAGTTTTCAATCTTACTCATAACACAAGAGATTGGACTTTTGAAGATTGGAGAGAATTTTATCTTAAAAAAGCAAAGGAGGGTAAGTAATAAATATAATCTTCATATACGTAAAAGTATTAATGATATAAAGAAATGAATTATGACTTTAATGGAATTACAGAAAGAAATTGTCGCTATGATTGCTAAGTGTGGTTCAGAAACTCTTGTTGTTAGAACAGACAGCCAGAGTTGGATAAGAGATATAAAATGTCTAAAGCA